AGCTTCAATCAAATCGTTAAAAGATATTGTAGAAAAAGAAACCATTAAGAGTCCAAACAATAAAACTGGATTCAGCCATCCTGCCTCTGGGTTTGTTGTGGAATTTTATAATGGTAGCACTATAGAGACATTAAATAGCAAGCCGGATAATGTTAGATCTCGCCGTGCAACTTTAGTATTTTTTGATGAAGCAGCATTTTGTAGCGATGAACTTATTGCAGTATGTGAAGCATTTGCAACACAAAATACTGATTTCGTAACATCTACTGATGAGAATTTTAATCCAGATACATTAAAAAGAAAATGTCCAACCCAACTTGTATACGCTTCATCACAAGATGATATGACAAAAATGTTTTATAAGCATTATAAAAACTTTGCCAAGAAAATGTTAGCTGGCGATAGAGATTATTTTGTAGCAGATATGATTTGCGACACTGCAATAAAAACTTTTATGAATGGAAAGCCATATACACCACTTCTGACACAAGATAAAGTTGATGCTGCAATGAAGTCTAATAAGATTAAAGCATTAAGAGAATATTATAATGAGCCAACACGAGACGGCGGAGTAAATCAGATTATAAAATGGGGGACAATTAGAAGAAATGAAACATTCTATTTGCCTCAATTATCTTATAAATCAAACTCTAAAATATGTCTTGCACTTGATCCGGCAAGAACTTTAGATAATTCAATTCTTGGTGCGATGAACATAGTAAATGACCCAGATTACGGATATATTGGAGAAATTGTTAACTGTGTAAATCTATTTGATAGAGCTAGTAAAAAAGGATATAAGCTTGATTCAAATAGACAGCTAAAAGAAATACGAAAATATTTAACTTTATATAATGGGCAGTTTAACGATTACGAAAATATAGATTGTCTACTTATTGATCAGGGAGCAGGTGGTGGCGGTGTATCTCTTATGCAGATGGATTGTTAAATGATTGGACAGAATCGAATGGTAGAAAACATCGTGGCTTGATAGACGGATCTCATGAATTATATTCTGGTTATAAATCTATATATCCAAATGCAATAGATAAATTAAAGTTAATCAGTCCACGAAAATACAGAACTCAAATGGTAGATGAATTTATAGAACTTATGGATTTGGGTGTTATTAAATTCCCATATGAATTTAAGCAAGAATTTATATCAATAGCAAAAAAGAAAAAAGATTCTGCGGAAGAAATTATTGAAAGGTATCAATTATCAGAAAAAGAAATTGTTGCCTTGACAAATATTGATTTAATGAAAGTTGAAACGACTTCTATATATAAATTTGAAAATGCTGAAAAAACAAAAAAAACATATGCGCTATCAAAAGACAAAGAGAAAATTCTTCATGACGATAGATTCTATGTACTCATAATGCTGGCACACAGATTATATAAACTTAGAAGAGGACAAACTATTCAAGATTCACGGGAAGAATCATTTAATTACTCTTCTGCTCCAATTTGCGCTTCGGCAGTCTCATTTTAGAAAGGCGGTGAAAAATGCCAGAATCAAATAACAAAGATTTTTCTGAAAATTATGAAAAAGATTATAAAATATTTATTGCTTCAGATGTAAAAGATGATGATGGTGATGACACCGTTATTATAACTGCGGAAGAGATTCAAAAACGATCAGAATCATGGATGAACGAGGCAATGAAACACTTCGAAAGAGGTGGTCAGCAATATTCTGTTAGATTTAATGAAGATACCTCTTCTACTTCTTCTGAAATAACATTAGATGATATTAAAAACCTTGCACTAAATGCTCAGAGTGATATTTCCAAAATTAGAAAGATAAATATTTTAGTAAGACAAGCAGAAACTGAGGACGACATCATTGGAAAAGTACACGAAAGTATTGAGTCAAACTTAAACGCTAATGTACGTTTTACATTTGAAGAACTTCCTGATGATTATGATAAAGAAATCAAGTCTAAAGTCGAAGGTCTTATAAAACGTTTTCACAAAGAAGTAAATATTAATGATGTAATGACTACAGCAATTACTTCGACTTATGATGAGGGAAATTGTATTCAATATTTACGTTCTAAGAAAAATGGCAACATATATCATCATGTTATTGATAAGTACCCTTTGGGTGTAGCTCTTATCTCCGATTATTCTTTGAATGGAATACCATATGTACTTATTGATACTTCTGAGTTGTCAAATCGTTTACAAAAAACAACTTTAAAAAGTAAAAAGAACAAACCGTTGTTTTTTGCGAATACTTCTGATGAGATTAAAAACAATTATCCAAAGGAAGTTATTGATGCATATATTTCAAAAGAAAAATATGCTAAGTTGGATATTCGGAGATCTGGTGTAAATAGATTTGGAAATATGGGGAGGGCTTATGGCGTATCTCCAGTATTTAAGGCGTTAAAACCTAAGATTATGCTTGACACTTTTGATAAATCGGACTCAACTAATGCCAAAGCAAAAGCTAAGAAAATTATTACTCAGATAATGAGAAAAGAAACGATGGGCAATACATATGATAAAAAAGGATTAGAAGATATGGCTTATGCACACAGTTGCTTAATGGCTGCTTGGGGTAATCCAACGGTGGTATATACTCCTCCACCGTGTGTAGAAAAAGTAGAGTATGTTGAGCCTGGTGTTGAGCTAACAAACGAAAGCACGGTAAAACAATATCGTTCTCGTGTTACATCGGCTCTTGGAATTTCTTTTCTTAATACGGATGGGCAACAAACGGTTAGCACTGCAAATATCTCTATAAAACAATTGATGCGAACAATAAATAAGATTGCAGAACGTCAAGAAGTTATTTTGCAAAGATGGTATGAAATAATTTTGGAAGAAGCTGGAATTCCCATTGAATACTGCCCTACTCCACAAATTTTAGATGCTGAACTTTTAGAGTTTTCTATGAAGAAAGAGTTGGCAGAATTTTTATATTCCAAACTTAATTGCTCTTTTAAAACAGCATATGAAACTTTGGATATGAGTTACGAAGATGAAAAAGAACGTAGAAATAAAGAAAAAGAAAATGGGGTTGACGATATATTTACTCCTCATGCTACGTCTTTCAATTCTTCCGGAGATTCGAAAGTAAGCGGACGTCCGTCTGGTACAACAAATGGGGACAATGAAATTAATGATGTAAAAGTTGAGTATGATAAGAATTATCAAGATTCTAAAACAAATTAAGTAGATTATGCATTGCATAGTCTTTTTTTATTACACAACTAAATAGGCGGTGATGATTATGGATAATGAGAATTTAATCCTAGAAAGTCGTCCCATATCAATAGCTTCTTATACAAATTATAAAGAGGCTATTTTTCTTATAAGTGTTTTGGATGAACCAGATAGATATGGAAGAATCATTCAAGAAGATGCTGGTGAAGAATATCACAAAACAATTATAGGATATCCAATTGTTGCAAAACTTAAAAAGAATGTTTTTGGAAAACCATCAAATTTCGGTGGACATGAATTAAAAATTAAAAAAACGAAAGATGGAAAAAAGAAAAGAACTTTCGACACTATTGCAATTGGTAGTGTTATAGATTCCTGGATTGAAGAACGTGAAGTTGAAGGATACGATGGTAAACCAAAATGTATTCTAATAAAAGCAAAATTGTGGACTTCTCGTTTTCCAGAATATTTTAAGGTGTTTGATAAGTTATGGGAAGACGGCAACATAAGTAGCTCATGGGAATTAACTGCTACTGAAATTTTAAAAAAAGGTAAAAACAAGATTTACAAGACCTTTGAATTTATTGGCAATTGTGTTTTGGGTGCCGGAAAAACACCAGCAGTTCCCGGTGCTGGTGTATTAGAATATGCGGAATTCGATGATTATGAAACTGAATTGGCAAATGCTCTTGAGACGGATATCTCAAATATAGATATTGCTGATTTAGAAATAGAAACTAAAAAGGAGGATGAAGTTTTGGCAAACGAACAGGTAAAAGAAATCCTTGATACTCCTATTGAAGATACAGCGGAAAAAGAAAAGAAAGATGCTGTTGATTCTCCAGTCGAAGAAGACAATAAGGATAAAGAGGATAAAGAAAAAACTGCTGAATGTAAACCGAAGAAAAAGGTTAAAACAGCAGAAAAAGAAGAAAAAGAAGAAACTGAAGTGGCTTCTTTGACCGATGGAGATTTGTTTAGAAAAATTAACGAACAGTGTCGAAAAGCTATTAATTGTGATTGGGGATACATTTCTTATTGGTTCCCAGAAGAACATACAGTATGGTTTAAGCCTTGCAATACTGAAACAGCACTTGATTATAAGTTGTTTACATATGAGGTAGAAAATGATGACGTAACAGTTTCCGAACCTACCGATGTAAAACTTACTGTATCTGTTGCAGACGTGAATACGGAGATTGCAAGTAAGGATGAAAAAATTGCTACTCTTACTGCCGAACTAGAGATTAAAAATGAGGCAGTCATTTCAGCTGGAGAAAAGATTGGAAGATTAAATGTAGAAATTTCTGAACTTAAACCGTATAAGGAAAAAGTAGAGCTTGCTGAACAGAAAAAAATTGAAACAGAAATCGCAGAAGAAAAGAAATCTTTGAAAACTAATCTGCTTAAAGGTGGCTTGTTTACTGAAGAAGAAATTGCACAAGCTGAAATTGCCGAATTAATTGAAGCCAGAGACAGATCAGCTATTAATAGCTTGATTGCTGAGAGGTATATTGCTTCTTTCGATAAAGAAGAATCTGATTCTAAAGTTGAAGATGTTGTTTCTGAAACAGCAACAGCAAGTCTTGAAGTTGATGATGTTGTTGAAGATAATCCAAGTAATTTCATGAAAGCGTTTTTATCAAGAAAGTAATAAGGAGGAAACTAGAATGATTCGTGATATGAGAAGAAATGGCGTACAGCCGAAAGATACAATGCACAAAGCAGGTGTTGATATGGTAACTGGAATGGGCGTTGTAATTAAAGATAAAGAAACTGTTGTTTTTCCGACAGAGGAAATGGTTGCTAATATTTATGTCGCAACAAAGGAAAGAATTCCGAGTGGAGTAAATGCTGCTAGGACAAATATGTCTGACTATGATGAAGACTACACAAACATTAAAGTTGGTGAGTTCATTGGTCTGGAAAGATATACAGACGGTGAGAAATTTGCTACTGATCAGTTTAAGGCAGAAGATTTTTCTGAAGAATTGAAAGAGAAGCCGGTAGCTGTTGGAGCTGATGGAAAATGGATTAAGGCTACAAAAGCATCTAAATATGTTTTTGAAGACTTCCATATGGATAATGGACATAAGCTTGCAATGATTCGTGTTGAAGCAGACGCAGTTGCTACTGCCTAAATTAATGAGGAGGTAATAAGATAATGGCTATTAATACAGAAATTAAAGAACTTATGGAAAAAGATGGAGTTCTGTTTGAGGTCGCTGAAAAAGTTGAATATAAGAGAGAGTTGAATTCCGAAGAGAAGGAAATCGCTGAGATTTCAGATGCATGGTGCCGTGAGATAGGGAAATCCGGGAAGGATCCGGAGTGTACAATTGCAGAGTTTATTAACAGAACTGTAGGTGAAGAAATTTATAACGCTCCGGATGAGCTGCTTGACCGGATTTTCAATAGAGGATCTATCGGGGAGTTTGATGATACAGAAGGAACAAAAGATATTAAAAACACCCTTGTTGCTCATGAAGCTGCAAAGGGCGGCACTGTAGATCGTTCCTACATTGATATCTCTGTAATTAAACCGACATGGAAGAATCGTCAGGTTGAAACTGACATTTCTTATGTGGATTTGCGTAGAAATGGATTTAAGTCCGTTGCTACTCTTACTACTTTTATGAAGGAAGCGTGTCAGAACGCTCTGTTCTTTGACGCACTTTCTATGGCTGATGCAGCAGTTACAGGAGGAGAACAGCTCATCGCAGTCGATGGTGCAACTCCGACACTTGAAGCAATGGACGCATTGTCACTGTATCTGAATGATAGAGGTGACGACAATGTAATCATTACTCTGAATAAATACGCACAGGCAATTAGACGTATGCCGAATTTTGCTCAGTATCTTAGTTCTACAATGAAAGACGACTTCAATAGATATGGTCTTGTAAAGACATATGATGGAATTGGAGTTGCCGGTATTTCTGGCGCAAAGAAGACTGGCAATGGTTCTCTTTTGCTGCCGGATAAACGTATTTACGGTATTGCTGATAAGATTGGAACGCTTGATATGAAGGGTGAGATTCACACATATCAGGATATGAATAATCAGAATGAAAAAGTTCATATTATGCTGAAGGATTTTACATATGGATTCATGCTTACACACATTGAAAACTTTGCAAAGGTTACTCTTAATAAGTAATCTTTTTTATTGCAATTTTAAGGAGGGTGCGAAAGCATCCTCCTAATATTAGGAGGGATTTATTATTACTATTAATGAAATGAAACACATATCTGTTTTAAATTACAACGAAAACTGTGTTTGTGTTAATACAGCACCCGGCAAAAGTTTGAAATTTGATGAGTCATCTTTCGAACAGCCTACGACTATTCCACTTACTATTGATGAGATTAAGTATGTAAATAATGGAAATGTCTTTAAGACGGGATTGTTGGAGTTTCCAGAGGATATTGAAGATGAATTATATGAAGAATTGAGGATTGATAAAAATAAAGTTCTTAAACTACGGGACATTTCTAATATTCTTCTCAATCCAACAAAATCAGGATTACAGAAAATTATTGGAATAAATAATTTATCAGATTTCGATAGAGTACGTGGACAATTCCAGAAACTTAAAAATGATGGCTATAAGCTAACCTTGGATATTGCTAATATTATTGATACACGCACTAAAGAGTTGTTCAATAATCAAATTAGAACAAATATTGTTATTGAAGATGCTGACATTCCTGCAAATGATTCAAGAGTTCAGGAGTTAGAAAGACAATTAGAAGAAATGAAAATGTTGGTTCAACAGGCTATTTCTAATGGTGAAAATAATTCTGTTCAAAATGTTAATTCAAATAAAGACGATATTGTAGAAGTTCCAAAAAAGAAATCTCCGGGAAGACCAAGAAAAACAAATTCTTAATTGGAGGTGAAGCCAATGTCTCAAAATGAAACCACAGATTTTGAAGTAATATTTAACAAGTTCTATGCTAGAATAGAAAAAGATGAAAAGTTCTTTGACTACTATAATGTTGATTTAACAGAGGCAATTGGCATCGCAACAAATAGAGCAAAGAATTATTTATGTGAAGCGCTTGATGAGTTATCATGCTTATCAAATTTAGAAGTAGATTTTTCTGACTATGACCCAGAGATTATGGTTATAAATTTTAAATTATATCCAAAAGAAATCAGATTGATTGTAGATTTGATGTTTCTAATTTACATGAAGCGTGATGAAACACTTCTTCATGCTATGGAAGTTAATTTTACGCCTTCTGATTTAAATGTGTTTTCTCCAGCAAACGAAAGAACAAGTTATCGTAATTTTATTGCTCAATTAGAACACGATATAGAAATTAAAATAGATAACTATAAAAATCGAGACAGAAAAACAAATGCTTTAAAACAAACAATAGATTATTCCAGTTATAGTGGGTGATGCGTATGAATATTAATTATTA